ACCCATAGTTAAATGTTCCACCTATTAAATTACTTTCAGCATTAAAACCTGCTTGTGTTGTAACTGCTGAACCTGCTCCAAATGTACCTTGCTGCGCCCTAAAATGCTCAAGAGTACCAAGTGTAAAAGCAGCAGCTTGTGTACCAATAGAAGTTGAAACTACACTCAATCTATTAGTTACATCACTTGCTGCGGTTGTAATAATTGAAAAAGTATTTGCTGTTGCCCCACCAGTTGTTCCTCTATTAATTTTTAAAGAATTTGTACCTAAAATAGCAGAACCAATAGTTAAAGCACCTGCCATATAGTTATTAGCAGTACCGTTCATGTATAGATTCCATCTGTTTGCAGCAGCAGGTATATTTCCGTAGAATCCGTAGTTATTAGTTGCACCAACTAAATTATTTTCAGCAAGAAAACCAAATTGGTTTGTTACCGAACTACCTGCACCAATACTTGATAAACTAGCATTATAATGTACTATATTAGTTAAAGTAAAACTTGTTGCTTGAGTAGAAGTATTAGTGCTAAATAAATATGCAATATTTGTAACTCCTGATTGAATTTGACCATCTGATGTGATGCCATATGAAGTTGTTGCTCCTGTAATGTTTTTTGATACTCTTAAATTATATCCTGTCAAACTTGTAGTACCAATACCAACTGAACCAACTGAATTTATAGTTAATTTTTCAGTTCCTGATGTATAAAAAGAAGCCGTTAACGATGTAGAAGATGCGTTAAAAATAGTAGATACAGGTCCTGCATCAATTGCTCCTACATAAGCAACATTTCCTGAGTTAATTCCTAACATACGCACAGTCGTTCCTGTGCTTGTCAATGACCGATAATATGATGCGTTTGGAATTGTAACATTACCACTTACAACACTATTAGAACCTAAAGTAATCAAAGAACCATCATCCGTAATATTACTATTACTTATTGCACTTGTACCTGTAAACTTAGGTAAAGTGTTTGTTGTACCTGTACCTGTTACAGGATTAGTTAAAACCCCTTGATATTGTGGTATGTTTAAAGTAGCACCAACTAATGTAGCTGCTCCGCTTGTGCCTGTTGTAGTTAATGTAATAGCGTTTTGCTTATTGTTGAAAGTTGTCCAATCAGTATTGTCTAAATAACCATCTACTAAATTTGTAGCGACAGGTATTGAGATTGTATTGCTTGTGTTAACTAAAGGAGCAGTAAATGATAATGCAGCTTGTTTAGCATTAAAAGTACTCCAATCTGTTGAACTCAACTTACCTGTATTTGTAGCCGAAGCAATAGGTAGGTTAAAAGTATGTGTATCACCACTTGAAACGATAGCAAAGTTTGTTCCGCTTGTTCCTGTGGTTAAAAATTGTGATTGGTCAGTTAAGTTATTTAAAGAAACCATTCCCTTAGATAAAGTAGTAACTACTTGACACAAATGACCATTCTCTGTATGTAAAGTAACTGTTCTACCATCTACGTTTACATAAATTCTAATTGCTAATCTATCCGTTAACGCTAAAGCACTTGTAGGAACAGGAATAGCAAAATAATAAGGTGCTATTATAGTTCCTTGATTGATATACTCTGGAACTCCAACGCTACTACCTAATAAGGTAAAAGTTGTGCCATCGTACTTATAAAGTTCTGCATAGAAAAAAGGATTGCCTGTATCGTTACTAACACTAAAATAGAACTCACAATTAAAGTTACCGCCAGGAATTGATAATACATCAGGGTCGTTAGCATCCGTTAAATAACTTGCCACATATCCTGTTGTTGAAATAGCAATGTCAGTTCCAGCACCTATAATTGGTTCTTTATTTAACTCTCTATATGCAACCCCTCCTATTGTACCTTGTGAAACACTTGAGTTAAGATAATAACTAACTGAACTACCACCACCACTTGATGTTGGAAAGTCAGCTAATGTACCATCCCCTCGTACATATTGAGAAGCAGCACCATCTAAAGCGGTTATTACACCACTATTAGCCACTACTGGACCTTGTATGTCCCTTATCTTTGCTTCCCCTGTTACCTGTAACTGTGCACTCATTTATATATAAATTTTAACTATTATTTTGCAATTATTCTAACAAACTCATCAACCTCTAAAGCTCTGCCAAAGGTAACAACTCCTGTCGAAGCGTTAAATGTAACATTGTCGCCTGTTGGTACACCTGAAGTTTGTATTGTTCTAACTTCCATACCACCTCTTGTAACTGACAAGCAAGTTCCACCTATTGCTGCTGCAAATGTTACGGTAGTTTCGCCACCAGTAGCTGTATATTGATACATAATCACATTTGAAGTTTCTATTACTACTGCACCACCTGGAGTAACTTGTGTTCCTGTTATATTATAAGCACCAGAGCCTTGTAGTGACACGCTATATGTCGAGGCTGCCTCTACCCCTGCACTTAAACTAAGTGAGCTTAAATTGGCTAATCCTGTGAATACTGAGTATCCTAGAGTATCACTACCATCTCCATTGTCATTATCCACTTGGAACTTAATTAAGATAGGTTGTCTTGTCAACTGAAGGTTAGCCAAGAATAAGTAAGAATAGTCGCTTAAAGCAACAAAGCCATCAGCATTGATAGACCATGAAGCTACGTCATTCTTAAACTCTTTAAACCATGCAGAACTTTGAGATGTTACTTCCTTTTGATCTACTGAAACCTCAAAAGAGCAGTTTGTAGCTGCTCCAAATGGGATTGTTGTAGGTATAGTTGTAATAGCTGAAGCATCATTAGAACCTTGTGTATAGAATGTCATTGTTTTTGTAGTAATCTGACTTGCTACCACTTGTATAACTATTCTTTCATTTGACAATAATGTTGCACCTGGAAACGCAAATGTTTGTGTGTATTGTTTAACTGCTAGTTGTGTAAAAAAGATAGAGTTTGTAGTTCCTATAGATGTCAATGTTGTACCATTGTATTTGTATATATGGTAGTAAAATCTAGGTGCTGACACCAAATCATCACTTATTGAAGCAAAAGCATTAAAAGTCCAAGTACCAGCAGGAATTGATAATGTTGGAACATCTGTAATAAATCCTGCAACTATACCATCTGAAGTTTTAGTAAAATTGGTAGCAGCTCCATTGCTGTCAAGTAAACCAAATTGTTTATAGCTTAAACCGCTAATGGTGGTTACCGAAGTAGAACCATTAAAATAAAAGGTTGGGTTTGGGTTTGTATAGTACAATACTATGTTCGTTCCGTTTATTACTGATGCCATTATTTATATTTTATATTATCCATAAGTTTCTAAAATCTCTCCTGCTCCACTAATTCTGTAAGCTTGGAAGTAAGTGTCTGTTACTAATACCTTCCACCAAATATTAGCACCATTAAATCCTACATTTAACAAGTCATTTGTATAGAAGAAATCACCAATACTTGGCACTCCTATATCTTCAAGATATATCAAATTGCTTGTTAAAGGAGCTGCATAAGCTAATTCCTTAGTTAAATAACCATTTGACCTAAAGTGACCATAGCCTGTTTCAGCAGTTGATAATTTATTGCTATCATATATAGTAGTCATTGTTGTAGATACATTATTAGGGTTTACCTCTAGTAAAGTAGCTGCTATAACATCATTAGGCAAGTCTATAGTAGAATTGCCAATTATATATCTCTTGTCGTTAACGCTAATTTGTGCAGGGTCGGTATCTATAGCCCTAATAGGCATAGCACCACTAAATCTACCTTCTGATGTTTGCATACCCATAAATGCAGCATCTAGATTTATTATGTTTTTATTTAAGCAGTTTGAGTATTGTTTTACAACTAACTCACTTAGGCTTCTATATATATCTGTTGGGTATTCCTGTCTGTACCAATTTTTTAAGTTTAAACCAGCCGAATCACTTAAAAATCCCTTGTAGCTATACTTGCCATCATTTATGTCATTAAAGCCCATTGGTAGGTCTATTTCAAGCACATATTCATTATTGTTAGTAATATAGCTTTCTGTTGTTAGGCTGATAAAGGTGGACTGTAAATCAATTTTAAAATTACTTACATCTGCACCTGCAATGGTAGATTTCCAATAAGGAGCTGAATTGTCACATAAAATAAGCTCTACTACAAGTTGACCAGTTACAGGGCAAACAGGAGTTGTTACGTTTACATTAGCTTTTGGGTCAGCAGGATTAAAAGCCTCAAAATAATAGTGATCTCCTGTGTTAATTGCTTCTTTCCATGCTTTATTATTATCTAAGAAATAAGAAGGACCTGTTGCAGGATTAACTTGTACTTTTAATATAAACAATGCGTCTGGACCACCAGCAGGAGTACCTAAACCTACTATGTCAAATGATATGTTAAAAGTATCACTTGAGTTAAGATTTGGTAGATTATTAGGAGATACTGAAACGTAATAAGGATTAACTGTTAAATCATGGCTTAAAATAAAAGAATTATACTTTCTTTCAGGATATGGCTTTATGTAATTAGTGCCACCATTCCTAACTTGTGTCCATCCAAAAGCATTGCTTACTGTTGGTGAAACATATTCATATATTTTTAAGTCCCAATTCGTAGCATAGTTTGTAGGGTTTTCAATAGTCTTGTTAAATCTAATTTTGTTATAACCTTTTCTAATTAACTTAAATTGACTATTATCTACAAAATATAATCCTGTATCATTTCCTGAATATCCTTCAATAATACCTTTTACATCAAATACGTCATTACCGCTTATTGTTCCATCACTATTATAAATAGTAACATAATAAGATTCTTGTGCAAACTGAGTTAAAGATACTATATGCCAATTACCATTAGCCTGAAACAATCTTGCTCCAAAGCTTTTAGTTAACATAGTTAAAATCTCTAAACAGTTTAATGTTTCTTGTTTGTCATTAACTATTGTAGCATAATTTATATATGTTTGGTCTAATGGATCAGCATTTAAATTACCTGTTCTATTAGTCATTCCTTCGGCATAAAAACTTATACCGCTTATAATATCATAATCTAGTGGGTATTCTAACTCTAATAAACAATCCTTTATAAAGGTCATTGCTTTTTGTACTTGTGTTAAGTATATAGTGTTAGGTAAGTTGTACTTAATTCTTTCTAGCATACCCAAGCCGTCTATGGCACTAAAAGACAGTTCTTTTCTACCTGTATTAAAAGAAAACTGAACATCATCACTTATAGACCATCCTTGAAAGTCTGTAACACCACCTGATACAACCTTAACAAAATACTTTCTGTCATTTAAAGTTGTAAAGTTTGGCATATTTTCTATATCATCAGTAACGTCAATTGATACATTTAATTGACAAACATAAATAGGCTCAAACGTATCATCACTATTAGGAATATATTCTAATTGTAGACCTGTAGCTTGATATTCTATAGTGCTTCCAACATATCCATCTTCGTAAAGATAAACTGTGCTATTAACGTTGCTTTTACTAGCTGTATTTATTATATATTTTACTGCGTATGCCATTACCCTCTTCTAATATTTAATGATGAATTAGACCTTTGCATAGCCAAAACTAAGTCTTGTCCTCTTAATACAAACTGACCATTTCCACCACCACCAATCAAATCTTTCAATTTATC